AGCAAATGGCGATGATTGTATTCCAAACAATCCTCAAGGCATTAGGTGGCGGAGGTGGCGGGTTATTTAGCGGTGCCGGTCCGGTGCAGATGCCGACCGGCGGTGGCTTCATGGAAGGCTTCACCGGAGCCAATTTCTTCGCCGAAGGCGGCTTCGTCACCAGCCCAACCAATGCACTAATCGGCGAAGGCGGTGAACCGGAATATGTCATCCCGCAATCCAAAATGTCTGCTGCAATGTCTCGTTACGCACGTGGTGCTCGTGGCGAATCAGTCATCCCTGGTAACGGCGCTGCACAAGAAGGTGGCGCCGCTGCAGCCGCCGCAATGCAGCCAATCGACGTGCGTTACAGCGTGGAACGCATCAACAGCGTCGATTACGTGACCGCAGATCAGTTCCAGGCTGGGATGCAGCAAGCGGCTGCACAAGGCGCTAAACAGGGTGAGCAGCTAGCAATGCGTCGCTTGCAGCAATCCGCTTCAACCCGCACTCGCATCGGTATCTGATGGACACAACGTATTCACTGGCTCATTACCTGAATATCCGCTCACCCGATAGCGGCACAGTTTATCGATTTCAAAATTTCTACATCGGCGAAGATGCCTACTTTGCCAATATCACCACAGGCGAGGTAAACACATTCGGATTTTTGCCGTTTGGTTTTAGCGGCGTTACAATCACCAAAGCAGCCGATAATGAACCGGCAAATTTAATTTTCCCAAACAACGCATTAACGCGATCATGGATTGAAACAGCAATACGTAATTACTGGGTTTGCAACGTGCGCACGGTCTTAGTAAATGCAAATGACAAGATGGATTACAAGTTGCTGTCTAGGTATTTTTCTCAGATTGTCGGTGCCAGCTGGGATAGCACAGCAGTGAAACTTGAGCTGGCGTCTGTCTTGGATGCTGTGGGCGTGGATTTACCGCGTAAACGTCTTACGCAGCAATTGGTCGGCAGCTTGCCCGTAACAAGTAACGTGCGCTTCTGATGCTGGATTTAATTGGGCTGCCTTATGAGCTGGGCGCCGACCCTAGTAGCGGCAAAACCGATTGCATTCGATTGGTCTATGAGGTCCGAAACCGCCTCGGGTTAAGCAGCCCGCCGCTTGACCTTGCTTGGTATAGCGGCAGCAAGATCAGTGTTTTGCGGGCATTGCTGACGTGGGGTACAGAAGTACAATCGCCTCTGTACGATGGTGATGTGGCGCTAGCGTCGCAAAACGATTGGGCTTTTGGTGTCGCATGGCAATCGGGGATTCTGCGAATCAGCGAGCTTTCGAAGGCGGTCGCATGGTCCCCTATCGCCAGCCTGCAGGGGCACTGCCGCTACTTCCGTGGGAAAAGCAGCTAATTGCTGCACTGGATTGCAGTGAAGACGAATATCGACAGTTTGTGCGCTACATGCATAACCGAGCGGTTGCGAGGCCGACGGCGTATGAAGGCATCCCAGATGTTCAGAATACAGGCGCTGAAATTATTGCCGTTATCAGCCTTGTAGTTGGCCTAGCCAGCACGGCAGCATCATATTTTCTGGCACCTAAACCAGCTCAACCCTCAGCACCAGATGAAGTTAAATTTCGCAAACTGCGAAACGTAACAGGTCGCCAAAGTTTTGCGCCTACGTTTGGCTTTAGCTCACAGCAGCAGCTGGCTGAATATGGTACGCCTGTTCCAATTGTTTTTACAAAACAAGAATTACGCACTGATGATTTAGGTGAAACTTACTATTCCGGCGGAATCCTGATTTCACCACTACTGGTTTGGAGCCGGATTAAAAGCTTTGGCAGCCATCAAGTTATTGAATTATTGATGGTTGCGGGTCAAGCACCAATGGAACGCGCCGATGTCGCTGGAATTTTTATCGGCAATAATACGCTTGATGGTTTGCATGATCAAAGTTATCAATTTTTCTATACAGGTGGTTTTGACGAAAATACCAGTAGCCGCATAACAGGTCGAAATAAGCGCTATGGCGAATTAAGCTTGCCGCCTGTGCCGGGGTATGACGAAGAAGCCTTTTTCTGCCCTACGCGCTTAGGTGGCGGACGACCGGGTTTTTCGCACACCTACACACCAACTTCGCAAACCCGCTTTGGCGTTTACGCGGCTGTTCCCAATGGAACGCCCTACCGCTTGAATTGGGAAGTAATCAGCGTTCCAAGATTAGAGGGCAAAACCAAGGAGGAAGCACAAGAAGAAGCGGCAAAACAATATCGGATTGTTGCTCAAGCCGATATGGATAGCGTGCTTGGCGGACAGGATCTACGAGAGCCATACCAAAGTGGTATGCCAGGCGTAGGAAGAAACTATGCTCGACACGTTGGTATTATTGAGCACGAAGGTTTTAGGATTCCGACTCCTGATACGGAGCAAGGTACTGGTACACGAATAAGGCTCGTTAATAAAGGTGACCGCATACGCATTTTTGTCGGTTACGGTCGGCAAGATCGTAAACCCACTTGGTCGCGTAATGGCATTACTCAAGGAGCAAACATTAACACTGAGGATGTGCGCAGCACAACTGACAATGAAAACATCCGCTACGATTCGCAATTTAAACTCGGAGCTTATTTTCTTATTGGCAGGGCTTTATTTCGTGTCGTAGAACGCAGTGATTATATTTACGAGCCAGGTAAAACAAGCCATGTTAAAGTAGCACTTGAGTGCATTGAAACATGGAGTCGCATACAAAACAAAATTGGCCTAGTAGGTTTAAATAAAATTGAAAAATCAGATTTCCTTGCGGGACCTGACATTTCAGAGGCATTTTTCCCGATTTGCCAAGTAGAGCTAGCAAGCATTGTAAATAATAAAGATTGTGATGTTACTGAACTTGGCATTAAATCTAACGTATGGCTGCGTTTTGATAACATTTGCAATTTTAATGCGATTCCAAATCCAGAGACGTTAATCAGAAAAAATGCTCGCAAAATTCAGCAATCAACTTCGTATCGAAGCACATATGGCGCTAGAGCTTCATACTTTTTGTTATATGCAAGACCAGCAAATGAAAATCCCGATGGCAGCGCTAAGTGGGTATTTCTTAAAATGTTCTGCGTTAGAGGAAACACTCCTGTAGATCAGTACAATTTTGCGCGCATTTTTCATCCTCAGCGCGGACGTTATGAATACAGAATAAGACCCATTACTTCTGGTGAGCATGTGTATACAGGAGACGCCAATGCTCCTGTGTGGGTTTTAGATGCAACAGCAGCATATAGCCAAGAAAACATAGAAACTGATTATGGAACGTTTGTAGTCGGCGCAAAATATAGATCAGTGATCAATAAGGAGATGTGGTCACTTAAAGAAATGATTGATCGCCCAAGCAGGTTTGGCGAGCAAACAACGGCGTCAATCATTGGAACCAGTCAGCAACCGCGCAGTGTCAGCTACCAAGGATTGATGCGCTATGGCACAAACGAAAAAGCCAATGAGTTCAAAGAAAGTAATGTGTGGTCAATTAAAGCAGGATTAGATCCGTATTTCAATAATCTTGGTAATGGAGCAACGCACAAATTTGATATTGTTTACACAGATGAAGGGCAGGGTTTTTCTGGAAACAGAGAAGTCACAGTAAGAGTAAAGCTGAAATCATACAAGCAATCCCGCCCAGGCGTAGACCGTAACCTGTGGTGGAGCGTTCAGACCATTGAAGTCTTATCAGGTAGCGGCGGCTGGCGAGATGGAGCGGTGTACAGAAAGCGTCGCTTTTTTGACGGATTTGGTGATGAATGGCAAGCGGTATTTCGTGTTGACGGCCTCAAGGATGAACGCATAGAAGTCCCGACAACTATTGGACGTAAATTTGAAGAGTATCCGGGCATAGCTGAAGTTTCGCACTATGGCGATTTAATTAAACGCTCATGCGATGAAGCGCCAGAGCACGAAATTGTTTACGTGAACGAATCTTTGGAAGAGCGAATTATTCCTCAATACGAAAACTTGGCAATGGCCGGCCTTAAGCTCAAGTCAGGCTTTAGCATCAATAATGTTGATCAACTTCATCTTTACATTAAAAATGGTGTCAACATAGAACTTTTGACTGACGGTGGAATAGGTCCGAGTAATTTGTTTACCGACCTTGCTTACTACTTGTTGACTAATAGTGACATTGGAGTTGGTGGTATTATCTCGCAAGAACTGATTGATCGTGAGCAGCTGGCCGCCACAGGCCGCTATCTGCGTGCCAACGGTTTGTTTTTTGATGACGTAATTTCAGATGGTATCAATGTTCGCTCCTACTTAGCGCGTATTGCCCCATCGATGCTGTGCAA